AAATATGCACAACGCCCCCCTTTTTAACATTTCCCAACACATTTTTAACAGTAGCCAACATAGTTTGGCACGCTTTTTGCATAGGCCGTGCCAAACCTCCAAAATCACAAGAAAAAAGCACCTACGAAAAGCGATTTTTGGCACGCTATTCGCATAGCAACGAAACAAAAAATAATCTTTTAAGATATTTTAATACTAAAAATTTGCATTAAGTACACAAAGTTACTACCTTTGCAATATCAAAATAAATAACAAATGAAAGATTTAGAAATGCTTAAAAATGCTCAATGATAATTTTGAGGATTTGAAAAACGCAAAGAGCGAAACAGCAAAGCGAATAGCTAAAAACAATTTGCGCACACTTGGCAAAACGTTAGCTAACCTTTAAAAGGTAACGCCCCACCTAACCAGTGGGGCAACCAAACAAAAATACAATGGCAACGAAGTCTCAACTTTACACCGAACTTGCAACAATCTTGCAAACTACTTGCACAAACGTGCATTTTGAAGCAAAGCGCACCGACTCTGAACTACTCAGAAGCGTTTGCGCCACTCTTAGCAACTTAGCGGCATTTGCTCAGAACATAGGTAAAGACATTCAAGAACTCGAAAACTCGAAACGTGTTGAAATGAACCTAAAAAACGAAGCGTATATGTTTATCCTTGAAAATGGTTTGCTCGACAAGTTTAGAGAATACACACAAGATAACAATAAGTGAAATAATTGTTTCACGTGGAACAAAACAAAATTGTTTCACGTGGAACATTAACCAACAATTAAAATGAAAAAGAAAATTTTAAAAAGCGTGGGTACATTACTTTTTTGTATCTCTTACGTGCTTGTTTTGGTCTCTGTGCTTTACGGCCTATGCATGGCCCTGCAAAGTTGCTCAATGTACAAGCAAACAGACGTTAACGGAAAGGCTACCATTGTCACAACCGACACAACGTACATCAATCACAACACACTACTAAAATACCAAAAGAAATGAACGAAGAAAGAAATGCGTTTGATGAAGCGATATTTACCGCTACAAACGCCCTCGGCCAACTTATGACCACCAAGGAAGTTAACGCGAGTACTCGCACACTTCTAAAAATCTCGAAGTTTAGAAATTTCCTGATTACATTAGGCAACGAACATACAGCTAACAATTAACGCTTTGAGTTATGACAAGTTTTGCAGAAAAGTACAATAAGGGCAATGAAAACCCCTTTAAGTTTGATTTGAAAGGCTACGAATTTACAAGCCTTAAAGAGTTATACAACACTAACCCCGACGCGGTACACGCGTTAAATGGGTTCTACTTCACACGCGGCAAATTTGGCGTTAAAGTCGTGGTGGTGATGTCTGACGTTAAAAAGCGCATTGATATGCCTATATACCTAACTAAGGTGTTTAATGACATTGTAAACAATGCTAACGCAGTGGAAGACATCAAAAAAGGCAAAGTAGGTTTTGTAGTACGAAAGTACGAGAGCCACGGCCGCAACTGCCACACTATTAGTTTTAAGGACATCTAACAAGTAACACAATTAGGTAGGTAGCATATAACTACCTACCTATTTTAATTTTACAGCTATGCCTAACAAGATAGGATACAAGCAAAGCGTATTTACAGCAACGCAGCGCACCGAATTACGCCAAGATATTATACAAAGCGTTGAGAGCAGTCCCGAACTAAGAAAGGAAGTAAGGCGCGTATTCCAACAAGCAAATAGACGCATACAAAACATTGAAGACAAAGGTTTATTAAGTCCTGCGGTAACAGCCTTAAACAAAGGAGATATAAAAGGATATAGCAAATTTTCTGTGAGCGGCCAAAGTTGGGACGAAATTAAAACAGAGTACGCGAAAGCCGTGTCTTTTTTGCGTCAGCCTACGAGTACCGCCCAAGGCACGCGTACATACAACGAACACCTAAAAACCGCCTACGGCCTTACTGACAAAGAATTTAATTTAATGGCCGATAAGTTAAACGAAAAGCTAACAAGTTTAAGCGATAGCGATTTTGTTGAAAAATACCTCATGAAGTATAAAGACTTCACGGGCGATTTGGAGCAAAGCGCACGAGACGCGAGCGAACAAATTGAAAGTGAAGCCGTAAGCCTACAAAACGCGATAGATAGCAATATCGAAAGTGAAGCTAACAAACTAACTAACGAAGTAGAAAGCGAGATACAGAGCATATTAGACGTGTTTAATAATTTCGGACTATGAAAAAGGTGCAATATGAACAGCACAGCGGTATATATAAGACCACCGACATACAAAAAATTTTGGAGTTGGCCGTAAATGACAAAAACGTAATAGGCAACAATAAGGGGTGTAAATTTTACAACGTCCCTTGCGCCTTTGACATTGAGGTAAGTAGTTTTTACCGAGACGAAGACGGCAACACATACACTTACGAACAATACAACAAGATAGGTGTAAAAATGGAAAAATGTGCTATTATGTACGTGTGGCAATTTGGTATAAATGGGTACGTAATAGTAGGCCGTACATGGGACGAGTTTGTAACAATGTGTAACACGATAGCACAAACATTGGAGTTATCCAATAACAAAAAACTAATCGTATATATACACAATTTATCCTACGAATTTCAGTTTTTGCGTACTCTGTTTGAATGGGAGAAAGTTTTTAGCATTGATTTGCGCAAGCCCCTATATGCAACCACAACGTTAGGCATAGAATTTAGATGCAGCTACTTGTTAAGCGGCTACAACCTTGCAAAGTTAGGCGAGCAACTACAAACATACAAGTGTGCAAAAATGGTTGGAGATTTAGACTATACCCTAATACGACACGTGCAGACCGAACTAACCCCGAAAGAGTTGCTTTACTGCGCGAATGATATAAAAGTGGTTATGAACTACATACAAGAGCAATTAGAGCAAAACAAGTTAATAACGCGTTTGCCTCTAACCAAAACGGGGTACGTGCGTAAACATTGCCGCAAAGCAATGTTAAGTAAAAAGGTAAACGGCAAAACCGCTCGTAATTGGGAGTGTATTAATTTAATCCACTCGCTAACTATTTCGGGGTTGCATGAATTTAATATGCTGCAAAGGGCTTTTAGCGGTGGATTTACTCACGGCAACGCAAACCACATAGACGAAATTTGTGAAGACGTTGCAAGTTACGATTTTACGAGCAGTTACCCGTATGTTATGGTGTCTGAAAAATTCCCTATGTCTAAGGGGGTACGAGTGCACCCCCGAAATATGCAAGAATTTGAATACTACATAAGTAAGTACCTTTGCATATTTGACATTGAATTTGCCAACATCTTTGCTAAAGAGTTGCAGGATAACCCTATAAGTGTAAGCAAATGCTATGTCAAGATAGACCACGTGGAGAATAACGGCCGGCTTGTTTGTGCTGCAAAAGTAGCCACGACAATAACAAACATAGACTACAACATAATACGCAAATTTTACACGTGGGGCGGTGTCCGTATCGGTGCAATGTATTGCTATAAGGCCGACTATTTGCCAACTGATTTTGTACGTACAATCTTAGATTTGTACGAAAACAAAACCAAATTAAAAGGCGTGCAAGGAAAGGAAGTGGAGTACCTAAATAGCAAGGAAATGCTAAACTCGTGCTATGGTATGTGTGTTACTAACCCTTTGCGTGATGAATTTGTATATAATGGCAAATGGGACGAGAATACATTGACAGACAGCGAAAAGGCCGAGATGTTACAGAAGTACAACGAAAGTAAAAACCGCTTTTTGTTTTATCCGTGGGGTGTTTTTGTTACCGCGTATGCAAGGCGCAATTTATTTACCGCAATCTACGAAGCAAAGCAAGATTACATATACAGCGATACTGACAGCATTAAACTAAGAAACGCAGCAGCGCACAAGCGGTATTTTGATATGTACAACAATGTAGTATATAACAAACTAAAGGCCGCGTGTAAACATCATAACATAGACTTTGCCAAATGCGAACCCGAAACCATTAAGGGAGTTACTAAAACTTTAGGCGTTTGGGACTATGAAGGGACGTACAAACGTTTTAAGACGTTGGGCGCAAAGAGGTACATTGTGCAGGAAGAAAACGCCCTAAACGTAGGCGGCAAAAGTTATGAGTACAGCCTAACAATAAGCGGTGTAAACAAAAAGGCTGCAATACCCTACCTTGTTAAAAAGTATGGTGATAACATATTTAACGCCTTTACCAATTATCTCGAATTTCCGTGTGAAGCCACGGGCAAAAACATACATACATACATAGACTACAAAATAACGGGTGAAGTAACCGACTACACGGGTAAAAAGTGTACATTTGCAGAGAATACGGGTGTACACTTAGAGCCAACAAGTTATAATTTATCTTTAAGTGTGATGTATCTAAATTATCTAAAAGGCATAAAACTAAAAGATTGAACAATGAAGAAAGAAACAAATAAGAAAGAAACGATAAAATTTTACTCCCTCGCCAATATCCTAAACAAAAAGGCTGATTATAACATAATATTTGGCGAGCGTTCGAATGGCAAAACATACGCTACTTTAGCGTATGGAATTAAACGCTATTTACAGACGGGCGAACAAATGGCCTATATACGTAGGTGGCGCGAGGATTTACGCGGCAAACGTGCAGAAAATCTATTTACTAACCACGTGGCCAACGGGTACATAGAAGAAATAACAAAGGGGGAGTTTAACGCGGTATTTTATATCGGTGGCAAATGGTATCTTGCAAAATATGACCCCGAAAAAAAGAAGTACGTACCGCAAACTACACCCTTTTGCTATGGCTTTTGTCTGTCAGAACAAGAGCATGAAAAAAGTAGCAGTTACCCCAACGTTACAACAATCGTTTTTGATGAGTTTTTAACTCGTAGGTACTACCTACCCGATGAGTTCATGTTGTATATGAACCTTTTAAGTACCATAATACGACAGCGCGACAACGTAAAAGTATTTATGTTGGGCAACACAATAAATAAGTTTTGCCCTTACTTCACGGAAATGGGCCTAAAGCAAGTAACTAACATGGAGCAAGGCACTATTGACATATACAAGTTTGGGCAACATGGCGCGGTGGTAGCGGTGGAGTATTGCAGTACCATTGTTAAACAAAAAGCAAGTAATAAGTACTTTTGTTTTGATAATCAAAATTTGGAAATGATAACGGGCGGCAAATGGGAAATGGCCGCCTATCCACATTTGCCAACGAAGTACAAACCAAATGACGTGCTTTTTGTGTATTACATTGTATTCAACGAATATATTTTGCAAGGCAACATAATACAGCACGGGGGCGAAAATTTTACATACATTCACATGAAGACTACCCCAATAAAAGACCCCGAAAACTCACTAATATACAGCCTAACGATGAACGGGAAACCAAACTACAAGCGCAAATTAATAAGTAGTGCGACGTATTTAGAGAGTCAAGTAGCGCGGTATTTTGCCACGGACAAAGTATTTTACCAAAATAATGAGGTTGGCGAAATTGTGCGAAATTATTTAATGACTTCGGCAAAGACCAACATTGTAAGTATAAAATAACTTTCGTATATTTGCAGTAATTAATAACACCTTACAAAATGGATATTACACAAGTTACACAAATGATTTCAAACGTAGGCTTTCCGATTGCGATGTGCTTAATTGTATTTTACTACATGACAAAACACGATGAGCAGCACAAGGAAGAAACCGACAATTTACGCACTACTTTGGAGGATAACACCCGAGTTTTGAGCGAGTTAAGCACACTTATAAAAACATTGACAAATGGCAAAGAAAGATAACTTGTACTTGAAGTATCAAGAGGAAATAAAAAATAAAGACAAAAGTGTAAAAGGTTACATACGCAAAATGTTAGCCATAACACAAGCAATGTTTGAGTACAAAGGTCTGCCCGAAACGTTACCCCAAAACAATTTGGAAAACCTACTACAGACCAACGGCAATGTTTTTGTAACTGAGGTAGACGGCAAAATATATGCTTTTACTGGCGGCCTTGGAGGTGTCCCCAACGCGTACAACGAAGCGACCGAATACATTGTAAGTAACCCATACCTAAACCTAAACAAGTCGTACAAAATAGACGTGGAGGGGGTATTGATTAAAAATGATAGTGGCGCAAATAGCCTTTTGCCGATTTTCGGCAAATATGGCGTTTTGTGTAGTGATACGCTTTTGTCGCTCAATACTTGCTCTGTACTCTCTCGTATCACCATGTTAATAAGTGCGAGCGATGACAAGACCAAACAAAGCGCGGACGATTTTATAACAAAGATTTTGCAAGGAGATTTTTCCGTAATAGGCGAAAACGCATTTTTTAAGGGCGTGAACTTGCAAAGCATTTCCACGCAGAGCGCGAACCAAATAACGCAACTCATTGAATTACTTCAATATTTCAAAGCGTCTGCGTTTAACGAAATTGGCCTAAACGCCAACTACAACCTAAAGCGCGAGCGACTGAATACAAGTGAGGTGCAAATGAATGTAGATGCCCTCAACCCGTATGTAGACAATATGCTACAAGAGCGCAAAAAGGCGGTGGAAAAAATAAACGCTATGTTTGGCACTGGAATTAGTGTGGAACTTGCAAGTAGTTGGGCGATACGCAAGGACGAAACCAAAACAGAAACAGAAAATGAAGATAATAAAGATAATACTTCTACTATTGGCGAAAGCGTTGCTGAACAGGAAGAAAAGGAAGTAACGGAAACCGAAACAGAGACCGAAACGGAGACCGAAACGGAAAACGAAACGGACTAAGAAAAGGAGGAAGAAAATGAAGATAATTGACCTTTACCCCGACCCTAAACACGGCCTATTTACAGCGGTATTTAAGCCTAACTATCCCACAGAATACGCTGCAATATTTGGTGACATGGATAGTGTGGGACTTGATACGCTTGTACTACTCAACTACAGCGAGCGCGAGTGTATTAACACCATAACACAAACCAACGCAAACGAATACATTAAAAATATAATTGCGTTGAGTGTTAGTAATTGGGTACGCGTGGCGAGTGCCTACAATGCCCAATATGATGTACTTAACCCTGTACAGCAGCAAACCACGAGGGAGGATAAGACCACCGAAAACGCCAACAATAACAATACAAATGTAGCGTCTAACAAGCCATACAACGCAACGGATTTTGTGGAGTATGACAAAGATAGTACAACGTACGACAATACACGTACTAACAATGTCACGAGTACACAAAAGGTTGTAGGTCTTGGCTCGAAGTCACCAACGGACGAACTAACAAAAGAAATTGAATTTAGTTTGCAAAATTGGCGCAAAAGCATTATTTTTGCAATTATAAATGACATAACCAAATTAATATATTAAAATGGAAGTAAAACAAATTTACACGCTGATAAATTCAGTGTCAAAAGAGGTTTTAGGTAACTCCGAACTTGTTAGCGATGATTTAACGGGGTTGGTAGACCTCGGTAATGAGGTCTTTAACCAAAACGCGGTCGACAATTACGTAAAATCACTTGTTAACCATATTGGTAAGGTGGTTTTTGTAAATCGCCCGTACGCAGGCAAAATTCCCTCTGTACTTATGGACGCTTGGGAGTTTGGCTCTGTACTCGAAAAGATTAGCGCAGACCTACCCGAAGCCGAAGAGAATAAGAGTTGGGAGCTAACGGACGGCGAGGTATACTCACAAGATGTATTTCACAAGCCAACAGTTACGGCAAAGTTCTTCAATTCTCGCGTAACTTTCGAAGTCCCCGTGTCTATCACTGAGCGTCAAGTAAAAGATAGTTTTTCTAACGCTGAGCAACTTAACGCGTTTTTGTCTATGATTTACAACGCGGTGGAAAAGTCTATTACCATTAAGACGGACGCGTTAATTATGCGTACTATCAATAACATGATAGCGCAAACTTTGATAGCTGACAGAGCGGCCTTTGGTGGTGATGGTAGCACAGACTACAAAACAGGTAGCACCGCCCGTTGCGTTAACTTGCTTAAGTTGTACAACGATAACAAAAGCACTACTTTGACCGCTGAAAAGGCACTTACAGACCCCGATTTCATCAAGTTTGCAAGTTACACAATTGGTTTGTACACGGATAGACTCGCGAGCATTTCAAGTGTATTTAACATTGGAGGTAAGCCACGCTTTACACCTCGCGAAAACTTACACGTTGTGTTACTCTCTGACTTCGAAAAGGCGGCCCGTGCTTACTTGTACAGCGATACATACAACAAAGAACAGGTGCTTTTGCCGAATGCCGAAAGTGTACCATTTTGGCAGGGTAGCGGTGCAAAGTACGATTTTGCAAGTACGGCACACATTACCATTAAGGAGACGGGCGGCAAAACCGTTGACATTAGCGGTGTTTTAGGTGTTATGTTTGACCGCGATGCGTTGGGTGTGTGCAACCTCAACCGCCGCGTAACTACTAACTATAACGCAAAGGCCGAGTTCTTTAATAACTACTATAAGTTTGACGCTGGCTACTTCAACGATACTAACGAAAATTTTGTAGTTTTCTTTGTTGCTTAATTAGTTAATATTGTGGCTCAAGGTGGTGTAATAAACACCACCTTTTTTATTTTACTACTATGATAATATATAACTATAAGGGGCAACCTAACACGATAAACAAAGCACTTACCCCGTTAGGCACGCTTAACGTTGCTTTGCGCCCCGAACTTAATGTACATAATCCAACGCTAAAAATACAAATGCCACCTAATATGTACGGGTTTAATTACGTGTACATTGAGGATTTCCAAAAATATTACTTTGTTGACAACGTTAGGTACATAGGTGGTAATACGTATTTACTTACTTTGTCGCTTGATGTACTACAGACTTACAAAGATGTTATTTTGCAAAGCACCGCGTTAATAGTGGAGAGCGACAACCCTAACCGCAATTTGTCAGTAAATAGTAACGTGTTTAATGTTTTCCCTAAAACTGATATTTTGCACTTTCCCAATTCACAACTATTTGACAAAGAGGGTAGTATAATAATGGTAACACTTAAAGGTAATAAATAGTATGGCAGATATAATAACAAACCAAATCCCACACACTACATTCACATACACGGAGAGTGTAGGGGGTTATAATATTGTTAGTACCGCGGACACGGGTTTTTTGTTTGATACAGCGACAACACCGCGAGCGCGTTTTGATGATGATTTCGGGAGCAGCAGCATAAAGGGCAAAGTATCTACCGACCTAAAAACGTGTACTTTTAGCGGTGTTAGTGGCACAAATATACGTTTAACGGGGGCTACTAAGGCCGACCCCGACGCCCCCGCAGAACCAACGATAACAAATAATATAACTAATACTACTTATACATATAGTGTAAGCGGTGGCGTACATACCATTGTAGTTACCGCTGATACGGGGCATCAGTTTAACACAGCACCTAAATGTGTTTATATTGATAGTTTCGGGGGTACGTCAAGCGTTGACGGGGTAATAAGTACGGACAAAAGCAAGGCTACTTTTACCATAGAGGATGCCGCAAAAAATAGTGCTTTTACATTAAACGGGGAGGTTGCGGAGAGTACACCAACGATTACCATAACAAATAACATAGCAGATACAACGGCCACATATACGTACGATAATGGTACTTTCAACGTAACACTAAAGGGTACAAAAAGAGGCTATGTTATAACCGCGGCAAACGTTACATACACAGATACAGGCGGTGTTTCACATACTGATGCAATGACCATACAGAGCAGCGACACCGCAAATATCTCATTAACAAATGTAGATACTTCTGTGTCCGTGGTTATTAATGGTACTTATATTAAGGCTATACCCGTTAAAAATACTTTGTATAATTGTACGGCCGAAAATATACCCACCTACTACACCGCGGCCGACAAAGTAAACGTTACAATACAAGCAAATGAGGGTAGTAAGTTTACAAGCGAGACAGACCCACCCGAAATAAGATATACGGACGAGTTCGGAGGTGTACAATACAAACGTTTCACGATTAGCGAAGACGGCAAACATGGTAACGTTACACTTGATATTGCGGCCGAATGTCCCAAAACTGAGTACATCGAATTTCGTGGAGGGGCGAAAGTGGAGGTGCAGCCAAGTATTAAAAATTATGGTGCTATCAATGTGTATGTAGTTACGCTTGATAACCTCGAAGCCTTTAGCAAAAAGAGGTACTTCACTGAAAGCGGCACATTTATTACGTACGAACAAGATTTGAGCGAATACGTTAACCGAATTAAGCGTATTTATACACACATACCTACAAAAGGCACTGACCGAATAAAATGCGGTAACTATGACACCGAGATAAACGCAGATTTACCCGAAAAGGATATAATAACGCTTGATTTTGGCAGCATAACAATACCGCGTAAAGATAACACAACGCTTGACAAACATATGCTTATTGAGGTATTTTTGCCGTTCGTTGGTATCGTTAGTTTGTCTTCTGACTATGTCGGTAAATCTGTAAAATTGGTGTACGATATTAATGTAATTAGTGGTGACGGGGTTTGTAAATTGTTGGATAATAACGATTTACCCATACAATTACATAACGTACAACCTAATACGGATATACTTTACACTACTTATGACACGTCCGTAATAGGTAGTGATAGGTGGGACGCACAAAATTTATATGGCCTTGAGCCATTTGCGCGGCTGAATTACTTCACCAATGAGTATAACTATGTACGCGGCAATGACTATAAAAAAGTTGTACTTTCGCAATGTGCAAAGGGTTTTTACAAATTTGATGAGATTGTAAATAACGATATAGACAACGTGCCGAAAAGCGAGTACACCGAAATTGTTAATTTATTGCAGAGCGGTGTTTTTATAGATTAACGACCTATGCAAATAGCGTGCCAACTCTTTTGGTACGCTATTTTTTTATTTCTTCGTGGAGGTTTGGCACGGCCTATGCAAAAAGCGTGCCAAACTATGTTGGCTACTGTTAAAAATGTGTTGGGAAATGTTAAAAATGGGGGCGTTGTGCATATTT